TGAAAAAACATATAGCATTAATGAAGGCTGGGGTTTTCAAATAAGCTTTATGATCCCACTTGGAACTAATAATCAAACTTGTTCTGAACTAGCAAAAGTGAAGCTAGACTTAGCCATAGAAGAACTAAACAAGCAAGTCCATGATAAGCAATTAGTGAGAGTTTTAAAGTGTTCACAACTCCACGCTGGCGGTTATATGATTAATCCTAAATCAGAATTTGCTTATATCTGTAATGACGTAATAAATATTAGATCTTATGTAAAAGCTAATAAAGAAAAATTTAAGTAGCTAGTTAGACGCCACATCACGGGTGTATGTGTACTTTAGCTACCTTTTTTATTATCTAATTTTTCTTTGACATTTGCAACTTCTTTTTTCAGTACTTTCGTAAATATCTTTTTAAATATTTTCTTTATTTGTGTGACCACAGCTTGCATTGCAATTCCACCTGTCACAGATACAACAGATGCAGTACCAGCAGCTATAACACTCGATGCTATAACCTCTGGGGCTGGGATAGGCATCTCACCGAAGAATGGTATATTAAAAGTGCCTACAGTTTCGATGGTTGAATTATTTTCTAAGTTTTTTGGCAGGGTTAACGGTATCTCTTCTGGGGGTGTGTTTAGCTCTTCCTCAGATGAAGAGTCTTTTGTTGAAGAAGTCGCTGCCTGATCTTCCCCAAGTCCCGATTGTACCTGTTCCAAACTTGGAAGAAGTAAAGGGTCTAAATATGGAATCTCTGCCACAGGTGGATGAAAAATTGTTTTAGGCGGGACAAGAACGTCACTTGTATCTGGTATGTTAGGTAATTTAATCTCCATCTTTTACATCTCCTATAGAAATAGACCATCCATCTTCTCCAAATTTACCAGTTTCTACAATTTTTGTTTTTTGTACTTTTTTATCTAATTCTTCGTGATACTTTTTTATTTCATTATCTAGTTCTAAATTTAATTTTTGCATACGTAGCCAGTGAACTAATTTATCTAAATAGTATTTAACTAACTTTTTAACAAAACTAAAAATCATTTTTATTTTTGTAAATAATCTACAATATACTTATCATCATTTGTATAGCAAGACTCTAGTGCCGCTTCTGCCATGCCTTTGTTTCTACTTGCTGTAATTGCACCTCTTTCATAATCAATTAGTTCTGGGGTATATTTTTGATGCAAAATCATACCTAAATCTCTACTTCTAATACCAGTTTTACAATCTTGAGCAACGTGCCAAGACTCATGTCTAAGTGTTCTTATTAATTCAACTTCATTGTGCATATATTTTTTGTTTAAATATATATTATTATTTCTAGTGTTATATACTCCGATAATTTTTTTTGGAAAATATTTTTTATCAGCTAAAAAAACTTTTACTCTAAATCTTTTTAAATTATTTATTAACTCATTAAACTCATTTTCAATATTATCGTAATTATGATTTGGAAATTGTTTTTTTACATTATTAATATTTTTAATTAAATCAACATTATTTCTACACCTTTTACTGTACATACATGATAATTTACTTTCATGAAAAGCATTTACAGGTGTGAATATTATTAAAACAACAATTAAACTTATAATAAAATTTTTTATAAAGTTTAATATCATTAATCAAAGGCATCTCTTTTCTTTAGAATCTTTACTTCAGAAAAACATTTAGCACAGGATAAATTAGTCATCACTGAAAACTCAGGATATGTTGGATTAGACTCATCTATATCAATATCACCGCCCCAAATCAACTCATCATCGCACCAGTAACATTTCATTAAAACGCAACACCCGTAGCTTGTACTGGTGTATTAATTAAATCAATAGCAGATTTTAAATCAGTTTCAATTTTTGTAACTCCATCGGTTCCAAGGTAATCTTTAACCCAAGTAATCATAGTCGCACTGTCAGGAGTTCCTGCTTTTGTGACATTACCATTATCATCAATTTCCCCTTGTACAAAAGGAATAAATCCAGAAGGTATTGACTCAGGTTTAACATAAATTACTTGGCCTGTGTGTCTTGCCTTTTCTTCTGTGCCATCCATTCCTTTTACTCGATAGACGACATTTGTAAAGTAACCATCAGCAACATCCCTTCTACATTGACTGCCATTTATTTCCCATGTGTAAGTAATAGCCATAATAAAAATGCTTTTATTAATAGTTTAACCTTATTCTACGACTTCGCTTGGAGTTTCAACACCCTCTTCTTCTTGAACTAATTCAAGTGCCTCTGCATACCTACCATTCAAAACTAAAAATTGTTCATAAACAGCAGCATTTTCTTTTTCTCTTTGATTTGCTTCTCCTCTAAGCTTTGCAATTTCCGCCTTTTCAGCATTATATTTATCAGCAAGAGCCTGTGCTTCTTGTTTACGCTTTTCGCATCTTTCAGATAATTTTAACATAAAATTTTTGTAATTATTTTAAATTGTAGCTGCTGGAATGTATAACGACAATATCGCTTACAATGCCTCTAATTTTATAACTTTTATTTCTAGTGTTTCTATTTTTGCTATTGCTTCTTGTAATGCTTTAGTTAAATGTGCAACAACTCCTATAGTATTTATTGTATATCTAGAACTTTGATCTTCTTCTGACCACTCTTTACCATTGATAAGATTAGGAATTACCTTTTTAACATCTTGTGCAATGAATCCACTGACATTATTATTAGCACTAGTTTCTTTCCAATCAAAAGTTACTGGTTTTAACTTTTTAATATCAGCTATAGCATTATCAGGAATTGGGTTTATATTTTCTTTTAAGTTAGCGTCTGAAGTGTCATTAAAGTCTCCATCAATCTGACCGCCTGCGTTTACAGTCATTCTAATAGATGGTTGACCTGATGTATTATTTGTTGATGCCAAAAGAACCTTTTTTTGATATTCAGCAGAGATAATTATATCCCCTGCTGAAGTTCCCGCCATATGAAAGTTATCTCCTCCAGCCCTACCTATTGCGGGACACGTACCATAGAATGATGAACCGTCACTGTTGAAGAAAATATTTGAATTTCCAGAATTTAGAAAAAATTCATTCTGTAAGACAGCCCCTAAATTATGCGTGAAAAACTTTTTACTGTTATCAAAATACAGCTCACTGGCCCCATCAGGATCAAATATAGCCATAATATCAAGACTATCATGACCTACAAGAAATCTATGTGGAGTATTTAAAACTACGTCATTTGGCCCAGCCGTAGATATAAAATGATTAGGACCATTAGCTAACCCAATCATAGCTCTGGATGTATTACTATTACCAGTTGCATCAGTATTAAGGTGAATTGAAGGTGCGCTTCCTAAACATCTAATTCGATTAAATACATCAATCCCATCGGCTACAGTAGCTTGCTTGAGAGTATTGTCAAAATAAAGTTGAACGGCCCCGTCAGGTATAAATTGCGCAGAGTTTTCATTATTTTTAGGTTCTAGAATGATTGTATTACCGCTACCACCTAATCCTTTTATATATGTGTTTCCTGTACTGTTTGCAAGGATGCTGTTCGTTGAATCGTGATAAAGTTCTAAATCTTGATCTGCACCTATTTGTAGTTTTACGCTGTCTGTTGGAATTTGTATGTTGCCAGTGGAAGTAATAGTAAACCTATCTACTCCATCTGTCGCATCTTTAACAGTAAATACTCCATTAGTATTTTTAATTTCAAAATCATCATCATTATTACTATCAACAAGAGAAATCTTTGGTTCAGCATTTGTTATTTTAATATTTCCATTGGCTCTTAATTCTGCTGATAAATTAGTAACACCAGTAGTTGCAATGACTTGACTTCCAAAATCAGGATTAATTTTTGTCCCATCTATCGCTGCACTAGCGTTTATATCTTCATTAATAATAGTTCCATTTGCTATTTTTTGATGCGTGACCGCATTTTCTGCTAGTTGGATTGTCCCCACCGCAAAATCTGCTAACTCAGAAGCAGTAATTGTATTAGTTGCAATTTTGGCAGCCGTCACTGCATTTGTGGCTAATTTAGCCGTTGTCACTCCATCTGATGCACCAGTTGAATCGGCTATTTTTGCTGTTGTTACAGCATCGTCTAATATTTTTGCTGTACTTACAGCATTTTCGGCTAATTGTGTCGTTCCTACCGCAAAATCTGATAACTGAGTAGAAGTAATTGAGTTGCCTAAAATTTTAGAACCAGCTATTGCTGCATTAGCGTCAATCTGAGCATTAACAATACCGTTACTGTTCAATAATGTTTTAATCTCCGCAGCAGTTTGATCTCCAGTAGCTCCTGATTCAATGCCATCAAGTTTTGAACCATCTACAGATAAGTCTCTGCCATCAACTGTTTGGCTACCAGAGAAAGTAATATTACCAGTAAATTGACCACCAGCCAAAGGCATTTTTGTTCCTATTGAGTTAGTGACAGTTGTTGAGAAGTTTGCATCATCTCCTAAAGCTGCTGCAAGTTCATTTAGAGTATTTAATGCACTAGGAGCGGAATCAACAATATTAGATACTGCTGTAGAAACAAATGCGGTTGTAGCAACTTTAGTAGTGTTATCCCCTGCTGATTGGGTCGTTGCTGTTACTCCATCAGTTAATACTCCAGAACTAGAAGTTAACCCACCAAATAAAGTATTTCTTGTCGCTATATCTACTCCGTCTACCGTTCCTGATACAGATATATCGCCTGTGACATCAATACCATTACCAAAATCAACATTCCCAGCTATATCAATATGACCATCTGTATTAACAACTAATCTATCAGCACTATTTGTAGTATCAATTATTTTATAAGCACCATTATCATTTCGTATTGCATAATCTGGAGTGTCATTGTTATCAGTAAAAAAGATAGTTGGTGAGCTATTAACAATACTTACATTTCCTGTTATGTTTGTATTTAAAACACTGATACTTCCAGTTGTGACTATATCTTGCGACCCAAAGTCAGGAGAAATTTTTGCGCCTGCTATAGCTGCACTAGCATCTACTTGAGCATTGACAATACCGTTGCTATTTAAAAGTGTCTTAATCTCTGCTGCTGTTTGATCATCTTTAGCATTTGTTTCTACGGTATCTAGTTTAGTTCCATCAGCAGCTACGTCACGACCATCAACTGTTCCAGAAACAGTTATATTCCCTGTAACACCTAATGCTCCTGTAGCACCCGTTCCAGTTGTTACTATATTTTGACTGCCAAAATCAGGATTAATTTTTGTACCTGCAATGGCAGCACTAGCACTTATATCAGCATTAACAATACTTAAATCACTTATATTCGCACTCGTAACAGTAATTGCTGTAGGTAATGCACCTGTGGCAAGTTTTGACAATGCAATCGCAGCACTCGCATTTATATCCGCATCTAAAATCGTTCCATTTAATATTTTATTATGAGAAACCGCATTTTCGGCTAATTGATTATTACCAACTCCAAAATCTGCTATCTGAAGTGAGGTTATACTTTGAGTTGCAATTTTTGACCCTGCTATCGCAGCATTACTAGCTATATTTGCATTATCAATTACTCCAGCGTTAACAACAATATTTGAGCCATTATTAGACACCAATACATCACCTTTATCGCCATCAGGAAAAGCTGGCCCTTGAGGCCCTGCTGTTTTAACAGTTACAACACTGGTTTCTCCGTTTACAATAACTGTATTTTTTACTGTAGTCATGCGGTGTACCCTTCACTTACATATATAATACCCTCTAAATAATATTCTTTCGACCCTGAAGGATCAGTTAACAGTACATCATATTTTAACTCATTCGGTGTAAATGTAGCTGTTTGTGTATCTGTTAATGATATAGAAATAGAACCAGCAGCACGATCAGTGTAAGTAACGCTAAAGTCTGCATATTTCGTAGTGCGTGTTTCTTCCCAAACCTGTGCTTCTACTGTATATCCAGTTAAATTTATCGCAGCATTATTTCCATCTTTAAATAACAACGGGATAGTATGGTCTGATCTTCGTTGTAACGTAAAGTTATATGTTGCTGGTTGAATTGCCATTTCTTAAAGACTTTTATCTGCTATAAGTTTAGCTTTATATGCGTCTTTTACAGTAGAAGTCCACACAGCATTGCAGATGTTTTTTACTTCATCAGGAATAGCTGTGGTCCCGTCTGGTTCTTTATCTAATGGATTATCAACAAAATTATCTGAAGCGTCAAGAGATCCACAAGATAAAGCATATCTCTCATAAGATCTTGCAACCTCAGTACTATCTTTTTTTATAATTAAAGATTTTCGAACTTGTATGTTTTTGTATTGTCCTACGACTTCTATTTTGTCGTATTCAATAGATTCACTTAATGCCATTAGGATTAATCTCCGATTAAAACAGATTTAGGCTTAGTTTATAGACTTAGCTACGGTCTTAAGTTGCTGTGAAATATGTAATAGAACCACGAAAATGTGAAGTATTAGTAATGTCTGTATTTTGCATATTACTTGTAAGGTCTGATTTGTCTTCTGTATGACCTATACGCAATTTACTTGTATCAGATATAGCTGAAAAAACAATATAAGAAGAATCAGTTACATGTTCCCAAAAACCGCATGGCCCATGAGCTTCAAGTGTTGAGCCTGAAATCAAATTAGTAACAGCAAAAGGCAAACCAGCAATATTAGCAATACCTGATTGAGAACCTTTATTAAATAAAGTAATTTCAAAATTGACAGTAACTTGTCTACCAACTTTCGTGTAAGTACCACCACGACTTGTGTAAGTAATGCCAGTATTAGAATCACCAAATGTTAAATTTGGTGTCCATGTACCTTCTTCATAATCGTCTAAAAGCTCATTTTGAGTTGTACCTGTTCCGTCAGAAGTTGCCGCAAAATTAATTCCATGTCCCGCAGTTCCGATAACCAAATCTCCATCAGAAATGGTTGTATTCCCTGATGTATCTATACTCATACGTGGTGAACCATCCGTATAAAACGAAATTGGTGTACTTGCCCCATTAGCCGAGATTTGAAAATCAGCATTAGCAGCAGAAAGTTGACCTGTTAGTGTTCCGTTGTATTGAAGATTAAAGTTTGCAGTATTTGTACTACCACGATCTATAGCTAAGACAGGGTTTGTATCTACTTTTACATCTAATCCCGCTGCTGGACTTGCTTCTCCTATACCTACGTTTCCAGACGAATTTATAGTCAAACGTTGTGTAGAAACACCACCAGTAGTCTTAGTAAATAGTTGTAAAATTCCACCATTACTAGATTCAGCTGCTTTTATTTGGCATAAATCTGAAACATTATTTGCTTTAAAATCGATACGAGGTGTATTGCTTGTTTTGTTAAAAGAGATACTTGTTGTTCCATCTGTAACATCAAATTTTGAAACTGGAGTTGCCGTACCTATACCAATACGATTATTGCCAGCATCCAAGTAAAATAAATTTGCATCTGTATCTCCTTCAATTCTAAAATCTACATCTGCCCCATTTTCATTAAATATTGTTGTAGCACCTAACTCTAGTCTTTCAACACCCGCAGTTGTTACATTAAAAGTATCAGCAGCACTTGAAAAAATACCTGTATTAGTATCATCTGCAAAAAGAAGTGATGGTGCGCTTTCAGTGCCATCAGCTAAATAAAACGATGTAGCAGTTGCAGCTGTAAGTTTAAATAATGATGTCCAATTATTATTATCATTGGTTCTTATTTTTAAAACATTATCACTTGTGTCAGCCCAAAATTGATGGTGATATTTTACCGCTGGTTCACTATTCCCTCTATTGTTATAAGCTACAGCTTTAAACGCAAGTTCAATATCTTCACGCACAGCTCGACCTGTTCCATTATCAATTACATAATCATGTTGATTCGTACTCATTTGCTTATTTATGCTTTATTAATTATAGGATACCTTAAATTTAATAATAATCATAACTAAGTACCTTTACCGAAACCGATAGCAGTATATTTAAAGCTTAGATCCTTAAAGTTATTACTTGCATCCTTTGTCTCTATAACAAATTGTGTGCCTGTAACTGAAGTAATTTTAAAATAATCACCTGACACCGCACCTTCTAAAGTTATGCCTATTGTTGGCAAAAAAGCTGTTGTTGATGAATTTAAGGCTGAAGTACCTGTAAAAAATGGATTTATAAAAGTAACTGTTTTTGCTGCGTTGTTTGTTGAACAATCACTATCTATTGCAGAATTAACAGTTTCAAATCTTCTTATCATGCTTGCGGTATAACCTAATTCATCAATTTCTATATTTTCATCAGGGTCGTCTGATGTAATTTCTGCCCTAAATCTAAAACCTCTTGCTCTAAATTCACCATTAAGAAAGGTATTAAAAGGGCTATATGAACTTGATACATTTGCGTTACCGCTTGTTGTAACATTATTGCCTGAATTGTCTTTGATTTTTATAAATTCAACTGTCCCTTTTGTAACTTCATTATCAGAAGTTGTTATTGAAAGAACTCCTAAAGCTTGTGTTGCCCCAACTATATAATCACCACTTACCGCTTCACCGCTAGTAAATACAAGTTTTACTGTGTCGTTGACAACTAATCCGCCATGTGTTCCATCTGTAAAAATTCTAATTTCTCCAGTTACTTCATTAACTATTTCATATTCTGCTATATTTCTTTTTGCCTCTACTACAAACGCACTTGTAGTTGTAGAAACAACTTTTAAAAATCCATCTTCATCTACTAAACCTCCAGTTGTAAAATCAACAAGCACATTATCACCTACAACTGAATCATGTGCATTTCTATTGATCGTAATTAGATCCTGTACTTGACTGTAAGTTACCGATAATGATGAAGTCGGCACTCCTTGACAAGTGGCTACTTGAAGTTTTGCACTAACATTTTCAGCTAAAGTTCCATCCCAATCAGTCATGTTGTCTACTAATTGAACTCTTGCATTCCATAAATCAGATATAACAATTCCTGCCGTTTTAAAATGACGTTCTAAAGATAAATTAAATACAGATCCTAAATCTAAGTCATCAGGAAAAGTATAAAATCCTCTTGAGGCAATACCACTAGATCCAAAATCCCACTTAGCCAAAGCATCAACGTCAGGTACATTATCAAAGAAATCTGTGCCATCTAAAACTAAACCGTTAAACTCGCTACTAAAAACTGTTCTAACTCTTTCACCATTAAATTTTGGACTTGATTGATCTTCTCTTCTGGAAACTACGATTTGATTCGGTTGAGCATCAGGTTTTGTTATTAGTATTTTTGCTGCATTTTTTGACCTTCTAAAACCATCATCAACAAATTTTATACTGTAAGTTCCTGTCATAGCTGGTACAATCGCTTCGGTCACATTTCCAGCTAGTTGATCAATTAAAAGTGAATTTGCAAAATTTGCCGCAGCGGTAGTATCAGTTGTATGCCTGACGGAAATTGACCCCCCGTGGGTCACGTCAATATCTGTAGAAGGATCAAAACGTAATTTAATAAACCCATCTGATACAGGCTCTACTGTTAAACCTGTTGGATCTTTTGGTAAAGCTATTTTGCCATTAGCTACAAAAGGTAATTCAGATGTTGTTGTACCTAATTTTCCTATTGCATTATATGATTTAACACTAAATTTGTAGTTTCCCGCTTCAGATTCAAAAATTTCAAATTCTGGTTTTGGTACTTTTATAGCTTGAGGGTTTTCATCTTCAAATTGAAATTCAACAAGATATTCTTTAACACCTTGAACTGGTTGCCAAGATACAAAGATTCTTGAAACTGCTCTATTATTAAATTCAACGATTTCTTCAACAGCACCTAAATTCTGTGGGGATGGTTTGTCATCTAAAAGAGTTGTTATTGATCTTGGATTTGCAGCTATTGTCGTATCTTCAACTTGTGCGTATTTATTTGCATCATGTATTATTGCAGTAATTTTATATTCAGCAGTATTAACTTCTTCAATGCTCATTACACGATAAGTTTGAAATTCTACATTTGTATTTTCAATAGCGTAAATAGTATTTTTATTAGGACTTGTTGAAAATGGAGATGTTACGGTGATAGTTGATCCAGTTACTTGTTGAATTAATCTATTTTGTGCAGATCCATCAGGCATTATTACTGTTATACTTGCGTTACCTGTAGGGTTGCCATCATCATCAAGAGCAAAATCTGTATTATTAATATCATCTACAATTATTTGATCTATATTTCCATCACCCGCACTATCATTGACAGAATTTATACGACCACCTCTGCGTATTCCAGCTTTTAATGAATCGGCAATACCTATAATCATTGAAGGTCTAACGATCACTCCAGCTTCTAAAGTTGTTTGAAACGCACAAACTTCAGACTCTTTCAAATTTGTATATAAAAACCACCTTCCGACCCTATTTGCTTGACCTCTAGATGTGCAAGCAAAAGCTTTTAAAGTTTTTCTTGTTCTTCCGTATTTTGCTATATATCCAGATAAAGCAGTGATTTGATTTGTATCAACATATTCAATTTCTATAGTTTGTGTATCATTGTCAAAATATGAAACCTCAACCTCTGTGAATTTTGTTTTTTGTCCAACTCCTTTATATGAAAAACCTTCTTGAGTTACATTTGCATTTGTAAATATGTATTCAGGTTCAGATGTATTCGTATCAGTATTTGTTGGCCTGTCTTGACCTATTTTTAAAGAGCCTAAACTATAAAAAGGCATTGCGTTCATAACGGAACACAAATCATTAATTACCGAATACGCATCATTTTTTCTTTGTATTATTATATTTGTTGAAAAACGTGGCTCAGTAGTTTCAGTGATAGGATCTGTTATTAATTCACTTGCATAGGCACTAGCAGAATAAAAAGAAAAAACATCTAACGTATCCTCATCAATTATGCCGTCTGATCCACCAAAGCCTTTGTCTGTAGTTAACAGATCATATAAAACCCAAGCAGGGTCTGAACACCATTCTTTGTCTGTTTTAAAAGTACCATTAAAAGTGTAACCCTCTGGATAAATCACTCTTCCATTATCACTATCAACTGTTGTTCCATGAGGTACTTTTATTTTTGTCCCTTTTATGCGGTACATCCTTTCAGGGAAGCTTTGCAGACTTTGGGCATTAAACCTTACTGCTACATATGCAAAACCTTGAAAAGCATTAGAATTAGTAACTATTTCGGTAAAAGATTTAAATATTGTTTTGTCAAACTTTTTTGATGAAGTGGTGTCATTTGAATTTCTTATAACAGTAATTGATACAGGAAAAGACATAGACTTTAAAAATTGTATTTCATAATCTTTTATATAAGGTTCAAAAGCTTTGCCATTTATTTCATCTTCAACAACGGGATTATGTGTTGTACCATCATTTTCTGTGATCCTTATTGAAATTTTTACCTTATGTCCTTTTCTATCCCCTTTGTCATTTATTTTAAATAACCTTGGAAATTCAATGCTTACTCTTACTCTATCTACACTTTCATTGGTTATTGTTCCTGTTCTTGAAGTTTCTTTTGTAACTGGTAGATTTATAGGTATTTCAGTTTCTGTTGAAGGAACTAATATTGAAGGAGATTGATTTGATGCTCCATTTTTAAAAGATACTTCAACATCTTCAAAATTATCATCTCCGTTTGCATTTTTTAAAGGAGTTCTATTGAAAAATATATTTTTTAAAAAACCATCAGTTCCTCCACCATCTAATATTGAATCAATTTCTCCATAACCTAATAAATCAACAACTGTAGCAAACTGCTTACTTCTTAAACCGCCACTAATTAGGTCAGGATCAACAACGGTTAGACCATTGTCAACAACTGTAACTAAAGAACTTTGAGAAGGCATTAGGAAATCTTTTTAACTACTTGGGCCGTATCAGTGCCTGCGCTTATAATAATTGAGCCAGAATAAACAAGTCCATATATAATCGGAATTGGAACACCACTATTTGCAACATTCTGTATTCCACTGAAATTATATGAACCCCTTATTGAAGGGTCTGTATCTCCTACCGCAGATTGATCGGTAAGGCCAAGTGTTTGTGACAATAAATCAGTTGCAAATTGTAAAGCAGCAATTTTAAATAATTCACTAGCACCACCAGTAGCAAAAGCCAATCCAAGACTAAAAGCATTCTCTACAAAAAAATCAGTAGTATCTCTAACTAAATTTCTAAAAAATTTAAAAATACCACCTACTGCGACTGGAATAATTTTAATATCACCTTCACCCTGCATAGACAATAAATCTTGTGTGACAATTCGATCACCCATCTTTATTTTATATATTTGCTGGTTCATATGTTTTTCAATACCTTGAAAATTTGCTTTCAAAAAATTATAAGCTTGTTGAGGTGAATTAACAGCAGCTTCAAAATGAGAACGACCTAAAAATTTTCTTAAATTACCATAAACTACAATCTTTCTAAGTTTTTTATTCATACTGACCTCACTAATTTTGGTTTTACCCAATCTATTGGATTTGTACAACTCCACTCATCATGTTCAATACTATATATAAAATATGGAAACCCAATATGTTCACATGATTTCTTATCAACCTCTGAAGCGGTTGCTGGGCCTGTCGGATGACTATGGACAACTCCAATTATTTCTCCCCTATCTTCACAATCTACCCAATCGTCTGGATCAAGAACAAAAAAACTATCACTACTTTTAGCTAAGTTTTTACAAGGCCAAAATGTTTCTTTACCTTTTATTAATGCAACTAGGCCACAAGCTTCGTCAGGTAACTTTTCTTTAGCAAATTTTATAAAACATTTTTTCCAATCCATAACTAAAAATTAACAAATCTTCCAACACTAGGAAAGTCATCTTGTGTTACTAATTTTTTTGGAGCAAACACACCTTGCAAATCAAAAGAACTTACCATTTCAAATTGTACAATGCTTCTATTTTCAAGAATTTTTCTATCAATAAAATAAATTTCTTTTGGCATTTCTGCTGTTGGGTCAACAGAGCCAACTTTATATGGATTAATGTTTGATGGGAAATTTACTTCATCAAGAAATCTTGATAAAGTTCTTCGTCTTGTTAGTTTTGCACCCTGCAAATCAGAAAAAGGTGTAATTTTATTATTTGAAAGAAGTAATGTTGTTATGGTGTTTAATAAATTAGAGAAAGTAATTGTAGGTCTTGGCAATGCTCCTTTCCCAGAATATTTATATCCTGTAGCACTACAAGGCATCCTTTCATATGTATTTGATTGCCAGACAATGTCGCCACTATTTTTCAAATTGTTTCCGCTATGAAATAAGTAAATAATAGGTACAGTTAAATCTGAATTTACAACAAAAGACACATCACTTTGACTTATTGTTGCTGAAACTGTAGCAGTCACTGTAAAGGAATTTGTTGAGACAGTTTGTATTGTATAAATACCATCTAAAGCTGTACCAGATGTGAAATTTAAATTTAAAATCAGACCGACAGAGAACCCATGATTATTTAAGTTAATAGTAATTTCTGTTCCGCTTTGGGTATAACTTGCAGTTTTATTTGTTTTTATGAAATGTACATCTTTTTTTAATTCAAGAGAAAAAAATTCAATAATTGATTTATTTGTAAGTTCTTGTAGTTGAGATGTTGGGATTGCCATTATGGTTCAAATACCTCTCTAAAAGAACAATTAATTATTGCTCTATTATTAAAATTTATTGTTTTAGTCCAAGAGTCACAAACATATTTGCCAGCACCTGATAAAGAAAAAGTTACATCAGTGGCACTTGTTATTAAGGCACTTTCAGCAGCAGTAGAAGCAATTGTAAAAGTATTTTGATCGGCTGAAGAATTTACAACATAAGATCCATCTGTTGGGCCAGAACTAAAATCAAAAAGTATAACATCACCTATTGCAACACCATGATTAGCAGAAGTAATAGTAATAATAGTTCCAGCCCCACCACTTCCATTTGATTGAACAAACGTGCCTGCTTTAGAAGTGAAGCCCTCTGCTGGTGGAGTAAATGTAAAACTAGCTTGATCTGCAACTCTACTTCTTAAAAATGCCTCTATGACGTCTGATTGAGTCTCAGTAACGTTAAAAGTAAGATCATATACTTTAGGGTCTTGGCTTAGTGGCAAGCCGTATAAAGCCCGAAATTCATACCCATCTCCTAGTTGTGTAACTCTTGTTTTAGGATTACTTTTTTTTCTTATACCATATGTAGGTTGTATTGAAGGAAATGTAGCCATTATCTATTTAATAATCCCCCCGATCTTTGTTCAGTAATAAGCGTTTGTTGCACTATATTACCAATTAATTGTCCAAGTTGATCCGCTCCTGACCCATCTCCTTCAACAGAAGTACCAGAAGCATCTACATTTACAGTTATATTATTTGTAGTATTTACGCCATTTGTTGGGACTGAAGGTAAAATTGTTCCTGATGTGCGAGGTACAAATAATTCAGGTTGACGTTCTCCAACTATATAAGGCTGACCAGCTTTTACAGGCCCACCATTTTCTCTTAACATTCCTCCAAGAGCATTTACTATAAATTCTTCAGAACCTTTTGTTTTAGGTGCCGTAGCATTAGATTCATTTAATGCACTAATTATTCTAGTGTTACTAATTTGATAATTTATAATTTTTTCCGTTTCATTATTTATAATTTTTTCTGTTTCATTATTTATAATTTTTTCTGTTTGGTTATTTGGGATGATAGTACCAGCAGTTTTTGGTACAAATAATTCTGGGCCTTTTTCTCCTACCAAATAAGTTTGACCAGCAAAAACAGGCCCACCTTTTTCTCTCTTTTTTTTAAATAAATTTCCTAAAAATCCACCAATTTTATCACCTAAATCAGCAGCGGCTTTTTCAATTGCAACCTCAACTAATTTACGTTTAAGTTTATTCAATACATTGATAGCAGCGTCAGCCAAACTTTGTATTCCCATAACAGCGTCAGTTAGATTATCAACAATTCCCTGCTCAATATCTTGACCTATTTGCATGAATTTTTCTTTTAATTTTGCGGCAGCCTCTTCATTCTTTTTAATTCGATCCTCTTGCTTTTTAAGTTCTGCGTTTTGAAGTATCAAAGACTTTAATCTTTCTGATTCTTCACCACTAAACTTTTCATCTATTTTTGCAAGTTCTTCTTTTATATCTTTTTGTTTTTTCTCCTCTTCTGTCATGGATCTGCCACGTTTAACAGATTCAGTAAATTGTTTGTTTTGACTTTTAAGTATATCAAGCTGTTTTTCAAATTCTGCTGTTGTTTCTTTTCCTTTTGCTTTTGCAAGTGCCTTCTCAAGTTTTGCAATTTCTTCATTTGCTTTTTCAAGTTCTCTTGCTAATCTTGCTGCTGTTCCAGCTTCATTTCTATTTGTGCCAACTCTTTCTAATGCGTCTGCCAACTCATTAGCTTTTTCTTGAGCTTTATCTAATTCCTCTGCTAAATCAGCCGCACTTCCTTTTTCAAGTAACTCATTAAATTCTCTTTGTTTGTTTACCGCCTCAACAATTTTGGTTACAAAAGCTCCAAGTGCTATAACAGCTAAACCAATTCCAGTCTTTGCAAAAGCCATTTTTAAAGCTTGCATTGATAGTGTAAGCACTCCTACTTTTGCTGAAGTAAACATTGCCGCATTAGCTGTTCCATTTAATGCAAACGTTGAAAGTTGACTAGCTACAGCCGCAGCTTGCAAAGAGCCAATAAAAGTTCCCAAGCCCGTAGCAGCAAGAGGCAGAATAACTGTAAGAGCTTTCACTGCCATAACTGTTCCAGTAATAATCAAAGCTGCTTGTCCAGCATCAGAATCAATAAATTTTGTAAAGGCATCAACTAAGGAAGCCGCTGCTACAGCAGCATTAGCAAGTACTGGTGTTAGTTTTGCTCCTAAAGTTAACTGTAATTCTAATAATTCGTTATTTAATTTTTTAAATTTCTCAGCGGGTGATTCGTCAATAATATCTTCAATCTTTTTACCTAACCCGTCAGCAGATTTTGATAAAGCCCTTATTAAAATATCTGAAGTAAGAAGTCCTTTTGATGCAAAGTCTTTAAGCTTTCCTGTTGCTATTCCAGTCTCATCAGCAACGGCTTTCAATAGCTGTGGTACTTGTTCAGATATACTTCTAAATTCATCACCTTGTAGCCTTCCAGAACCTAATGCTTGAGCAAGCTGAGTAAACGCTGCACTTGCTTCCATAGCATTAAGACCAGCAACTTTTGCAATGGCATTAAAACCAAAAAATGTTTTCTCAATATCTTTTAAAGAAACATTCAAAGGTCTTAATCTTGCAAATATATCTGTTATTCCTTGAGTCGCTTCAACAATAGACAAATTAAATTGACTCTGTGCTTTCGCTACTAATTGCTGTACTTGTGCAAATTCACCAAACTCACTGGTGATTACCTTCATTCTGATTTGTAAGGCTTTGAAGTTTGCAGTAGCTGAAACTGTCTGCTTTGCTAATAATCCAATACCAATACCAGCTATTGCTGTTCTTAAGCCACCAAATGATTTCTGTAGTTTATTAGTTTGATTCTGTACACCATTTAACGCCCTAGTCGCACCGCTGGCATCAACTCTTAATCTAACGACTGCTTCTGCCACAAATAAAAAAACCTTTACTCTATATTACCTTGAATTGAGTTTTTGTCGTTGCAATGCTTTTTTTTCTTCTTCATATTTGATTTGATAATATGCAGCCCAATATATAAGCTCTGCCTCAGTTAAATTTAGTCTGAGTTCATGTAAAGTCTTCTTAAGTTCTGTTGCTAGGAATAACTCAAATCTAAGCCAAGAATCCCCTTTTATTCTTTTTTTGCTGTTTCAATATCTAATTGAATATCATTCAAAAACAACTCAAGCTCATTCAATACCTTTTCTGGTAGTTGCCTTTGCATCATAGGAGCATCTGACATATCAAAAGCAAGTGTTCCATCTTCTTTTTCTGCCATCTGACAAAGAAGTTGAGTAGAAATAATCAATGCGTCATCAGAACCAGCTAATTGCTGTGCTTTAACTCTTGCGTATCTAGTAATTGGTTTGAAATATAAACTCATAATTACTTCATCTTTTGAGTTTTTTACGTCAAACTTTCTTCTAGTGACCATTTCATCTTGAAACGCACCAAGCAGTATATCTGCGGTTCTTTTAGTTGCCATTAATAAATGCGAAGAATTTTAGCTTTAGATTTGTGATGTAATTGTGCCTGTTGGCTTAAATGTAATATTAATTGTACTTACATCACCTAATGATGAACCCTGTTCAAAATTTGTTACAAGACCTGTAAAACTAATTAATTTGCTGTCTACTCCTCTATCAGGCATTAAATTAAAAAGAGCAGTGGCATTATCACCTGTAGTTAAAACAGCATCCATAAATGTTGCAGTCTCACCAGAAGCATCATTTTGATAAACTAATTCTGCCGTACCTTCACCCTCAATAAGTCCACCAACGAAAGACTTAAAAGTGTCACCTTGAGCAGTTGTTTCTTGTATATCTTTCGTGATAGACATAGACCATGATCTAGTGCCAGCAACAACCCCTACAGCTGACCCACCGTCATCAAATCTGACTTGTCCTACATCACCTTTTACAGCAGCCATAACAATAAAAATAAAGATTTATAATTATATTAACCTTTTTTTTGCTTTTTTACATCTTTTTGTTTTGTTTTTTGTTTTTCTAAATATCTTCTACAATGAGGATCCCAGTATTTTGGATCTCTTATGCCTTTAACAGCTTCGATAGCGTCAAGCATTTCTTCTGTAATTTCAATCATGATGTAAGTGCCTCATATAATTCAAATGTTACTCTTATTTGTGTTTGAAATTTGCCCTCAGGACTGGATTGAAATATTTCAGGCCCTATTGGTGGATCAAATCTAACTTCAGAAACTGTTATTCTATTGAATAAATTTCTAATTCTTTCAGCAATAGTAAAATTTGCTCCTGATCCTATTCCTTGTTTTGTATAAATATTAATAATAATAAGACCCACAACAAGATTTGTTGCACTGGTATTAGATCCTTGTGTAAGGTATTCACTTGATCCAAAGCTAGTAATACATTGAATATACTGATCAACATTAGAGGCATCAAAAGGTACATTATTAAAAACTAATGGAATAAAAGGGCCACTAGTAAACTCCTCAGTTAATCTTTCTTCAATAGTCGCCCTGACTGTGTTTAAATCTGTAGCTGCCATTTGTTACCTCCCGAACTGTCTCAAAACATATTGTTCAAGTTCTTTTCCAATAAGTTCAGGAAAACCAGCAACAGTGTTTTGTCTCGTTCTATATTGACCACCCCATGATGGTGGTAGGTTCACACCAAAGCAAACAGGTTCTGCATAAACAAGATTGTTTGTTACCTCTCCTTTAAATGGTTCTATTTTTGTTTGCCACGCATTTCTTAATTGACCACCGCCTGTTGGTTCTCCTTCATAAACTACTCTTACTGGTGTTGCTTTTTTTACCCTCGCTGTCCACTCAAGAGTTGTAGCTTGCACAACATCAACAATTTTATCTTTAAAAAAATCATCAATTTGATCTACTCTGATTTGTCTGGCCATGACTACCTCAAGAAAATATCAAAACTTATAGCCGTGTTACCTTGCTCATTTGTATTAATCTGTACCACTTTATACTCTGTTCCGCTTATAACTACACGATCAAATGTTGTAGGCGTGAAAGTAATATCACCAGCAGATATTGTGAGTCGTTTGTCTTGACTAGAAACTAAGTCAGTCACCTCAGACCTCGTTACATTGCTCACCACACCCTTTATGCTTACATCTGTTTTAACTTCACTCATCGAGCCAGTAGTAGGATTATATATTCCAGTCGTCACTCTTCTATAAGTTATAGACCCACCAGTAGCCTTGATCGCTGCTGAAGCTGCTTTCTTAAGTGCTGATGAAATACTCATAAGTAATATGCTATGACTTGACCACTAGCAAGAGTAATACTTGTGATAACACCACAAACTTCTGTTGAAGCTTTCATTGTAATGCCATTGATTGTTGAAGAACCGTTTTCAGTTATGTTCTCAGCAACAAAAGTAACACTGGCATCTGCAAGGCAATGAACCTTTCCAAACCTCCCAGTATGAGCATTTGTATCTGTGATAATGATTGATGCTGGATAGTCGTATGGCATTTTAAGACCTCTTAATTGATAGATTAGCACTTCCCCCTATCGTTGACCACT